CCCCAGCAGGGCTCAGGGTGGCGCGGTGGATGCGGTGAATTCATAGCTGGTGTCGAGCCCAGCACCTTGATTTGATGGCCCACCCCGCCGCAGTGTTAGCGACTGCTGCATGACGGCAACGTCAAAAGTCTGGCCTCCCCAGAAGCATGAAGCGGTGCTTTGTCCGCAAGGGGTAGGCCGTCAACTATCTACAAATATCTGGAAGAAGATATTCCACACGCAGCCCTCCGAGTGAGGGCTTTTTCATGGGAGCAAGCATGTTTGAAACCATCATGCGCGATTGCGCAACCGAAGAAGACAGACGACAGCAATACGCGGCCCGCCTTGAGGCTGAGGAAGTACGGATTGCCCGCGTGACATTGGCGATGGCAAAAGAAGGCGACTACAGCCGCCTGATTGACGCATGGGACTACCGGGCCAATGACAGGCTGGTAATGCGCGCGCTTGTGCTGTGTGCAAACAAAGGCAATGTGGAGGCCGTGACAGCTTTGGACACACTGGCCCGCACGTATGCAAATCTTCACGCGGAGGTTGAATGAACAACGCCGAACAATACCGCGCCGCAGCCCTTGCGGCATCCATCGCCAGCCAGGCGCAGATTAAGCGGGAGAACGCGCTCTATGACGCAGCCCCCGACATGCTCGCAGCCCTGCAACGCATCGTGGCTGTGCTGGATAAGCAAGTCGCATCGCCACACATGGCAGAGCGCGCCAGCCCGCTTGCGCAGGCGAAGGCAGCAATAGCAAAGGCAACAGGAGAACAATCATGACAACAAAAAACCACTGCGGGCCAGCATTCCCGTTGGCGGATTCTTGCTTTGGATACGAAAACACGGCCCGCAGTGACGCAAACGGCATGACCATTCGCGACTACTTTGCAGCGAAGGCCATGCAAGCGTATTTCACAGATCCGGATGTTGGATTTGGCTCTGATGTGATCGAGGCAGGAGCGCGAGCCGCTTACCGAATTGCAGACGCAATGCTAAAAGCAAGGGAGACACCATGATCCGAATGCCCCCCTATCTCGACAACTGCACCAGTCGATTCGCCCGCACAACCCGATGTGACGGGCACGCGATTTACCGCTACCAACCGCCCCCTTCCAGGCGGTTTTTTTATGCCCTCATGGACTACTGCACCGTCATTCTGGTCGGCGTGGCGCTGGCGGCTGGCCTGGTGTACGGCTGGAGCCTGCCATGAGCCGCATGGTGGACTTCTACCGGCTTTTTAGGCTGTACCGGCAGATCCACAACCCTATCAACGCCGCCCGGTATGCGTGGACGGTATCAGGAGGATGAACATGCACCCCGTATTACAGGAATCGTGCGACGAGGCTATGGCCTGCGCACAAATCGAATTCGATCAGCAACAAGCTATGGAGAGCAGCAATGGAAACGATGAAGCTATGGCAGTCCGTCTGTGTGACGGACCCGAGGGCGGTAAAGCCCATCACCGGGAAACAATACAAGGGCAACTCCCCGAAACCCTACTGGGTTATCCAGCGGGCTACCGAGGTGTTCGGCCCCTGTGGCCTGGGCTGGGGAGTGCAGATCCTTTCTGAGCGCTTCGAGCGCTTCGCAGACGAAGCACTTCACATTGCGCATGTGAAAGTCTGGTATGTACAGGACGGCAAGCGCGGCGAGATTGAGCAGATGGGCCAAACCCGAGCCGCCTACACATCAGCAGCGGGAAAGCACATCGTTGATGAGGATGCACCAAAGAAGTCGGCCACCGATGGCATGGTGAAGTGTCTTTCCATGCTGGGCTTCGCTGGAGACATTTTCAGCGGCCAATGGGACGATTCCAAATATGTCGCCTGGGCGGCAGAGGAAACGGCCCGCCGTGAGATGCCCACAGTCACAGAGCAGCAGGCAGCAGACATTCAAGCGCTGATTGATGAAGTCGGCGCGGATCGCGTTGCCTTCCTCGCATGGGTCAGTCAGATGACGGGACACCCAGTACCGTCAGAGCAGGAAATACCAGCCGCCGCGCTGGCACCAGTTACCAAAGCACTCGAAAAGAAACGCACTCAGAAAGCATCAGCATGAACGTCATCACGATAACCGGGACACTTGGCCGCGACATGGAACAGCGCGCAATGCCCAACGGCGACCCCGTAGGCAATTTCTCCGTAGCAGACAGCCAGGGGCGCGAAAAGCCCACGATCTGGTGGAACTGCCAATTATTCGGCAAGCGTGTTTCCGCCCTTGCGCCGTACCTTCTAAAAGGCCAGCAAGTGACCGTTGTTGGCACTGTGACCGAACGCGAATGGGTTGATAAGGATGGCGGCAAGCGCAAGCAAATGGAAATCCGCGTGAACGATCTTGCATTGCAGGGTGGCAAGCGCGAACAGCCGGCAGAACCTTCGCCAGCACCACGCGCACCACGCGCAGCACCAGCGCCAGCGTTTGCGGGCGGGCTTGATAGCGACGACATTCCTTTCTGACCATGCCAGTCCGCGATTACAAGCGGTACGCCCTATCGCCAAAGGGCAAGGCCGCAAGAGCCAGGGCGCACGCTAAGTACATCGCAAAACGCCGCGCACTGAATCAACAACCCAAGGCCAGCACTGCCGCAGTCGTTGGCCTTCTTCTTTCATGGGGACGCGATGGCACTACCCGACACCAGCGATGAAGCAAAGATGGCATTGATTGGCCGTCAAGCCGTTCTGCGAAAGGCCCGCCGTGAGAGAGTGCAGCAGATACGGGACATTGTTGTACCCATCTGCAACTCCTACGAAAGCGGGGCCAACTGGGACTTAACGCCAATCGTGAAGTTGGTGGAAGAAGTGAACCAACTAACGCAAGCGCTCAATGACTTGAGCTAAACCCACACCCAGCCCGCACCAGCGGGCTTTTTCACGCCATGCCAGACCCTAGACATTGGACGCCATCGCAGTTGCAGGTGCTGCGCGAAAAGTACCCCGACACAACCACCGCACAGCTTGCCTCAGAACTGGGACGAAATACCGGCTCAGTATGGCAAAAGGCGCGGGATATTGGTTTGCGCAAAAGCGAGGCCTACATGCAAAGCGTCAGCTCAGGACGCAGGCGGCGCGGCCAGCAACACGAGGGCATCAAAAGCACGCAATTCAAGCCGGGATTGACCCCGTGGAACAAGGGAATGGACGGCTACAAGCCGGGTGGGCGCAGTGCTGAAACGCAGTTCAAAAAAGGCGGCAGGACGGGCGCAGCGGCACACAACTACGTGCCCATCGGATCATTGCGCATAAGCAAAGAAGGCCACTTAGAGCAGAAGGTAAGTGATGATCCTGCGCTCTACCCGGCCAGGCGCTGGCAGCCAGTGGCGCGGCTGGTGTGGGAAGCGGAAAACGGCCCTATTCCTGAAAAACACTTTGTCATCTTCAAGCCGGGTATGAAAACCGCCGTGCTGAAAGAGATCACAGCAGACAAGCTCGAATGCATCAGCCGCGCACAAAACGCGCTGCGCAACCATCCGAAAAACAGATCGCCAGAGATGGGCCGCCTTTACCAGATAAAGGGCGCTATCACGCGGCAAGTCAATCGAATCATCAAAGAACAGGACACGAAAAATGAGCACACCACACATCAACGCACTGCGTGAACACCTGATGCAGACCCTTGCCAGCCTGCGCGACCGCGATAACCCCATGGAACCAGACCGCGCCCGTGCTGTGGCGCAAGTCGCAGGAGTGCTGGTGGACACGGCCCGCGTGGAGGTTGACTTCATCAAAGCCACAGGCGACCGGAGCAGCGGCTTTTTGTCCACGCCCGAAGAACAGTCAGAGCAGCCCGCCCTGCCAGACGCCACACGCCCGCGCACGATGTGGCAGGCGCTGGAGAAATCCTGATGGCCCGCAAGAAAGGCAAGGAACTGAGCTACCGGGGGCGGCAGTGAGAAAGACCACCGCCTACGCCCGCAAGCGCGCCCATCAAGACGCATGGCAGCGCACCCGGCACGAAGCCTGCAACCCCGTCACTGAAGCCGTGGTGAGGCAGCGCATCGAAGGCGACATTCAGCGCTTGCGCACCGAGGCCGGACTACAGACCTACATGGGCGGCGATGCTGCCAGGATTGCCAACATGGCCGGTCGGCTCGTGTACGTGGTGTGCCATGCCGCAGGGCACCACGGCCTGGGCGAGACACCAGAGGCGCGCATTCTGGCCGGCACGGCAAACGCGCTGGCTGAATTGGCTGAATCGCCCGCATCGCTGGAAAGGCAACGCGGCGCAGTCATCAGCGGCCTTGCTGCGATTGACCGGCTGATGCCAGAGCTATCGACGTGGGCGCTGGCAGCCGGTGCGCTGCAGCTAGATCAACTACTCGCCAGCACGCAGGGCATGGGCACTGCTGATGTACGGCGGGCGCTTAAACGACAAGAGGAAATCACATGAACAGAGAACACCCAGATTCAGGCCGCATCATCACCAGCGGCGACG